TGATGTTCTCGCAGTAACACGCCTCGGCTTGCAAGGTTGGCACGGATGCCCTCATCTTGCGTAAGGAATGATTGGAAAGCATTTTTCTCCACGATCCATTCACTAGGACTATAGAGTGAAGTCCAGTCAAAGATTAGCTGACGGATTTGAGCAGGCGTTGGACGAGTAATTTTAATAGCATCAACAATGTAGCGTTTATGTGTAACCCTATCAACAGCGTAACAAATGGCGGCTGTATCACCAACCATAGCGGGATCAAGACCACAAATAAAACTAAAGCCATTGACATCGCGTGGATGACCTGGGTGACCAGGAACCAAGCGACCTGCTTTGCGCATACCATCAATAGAACCTCTTACACACGCTGGATCAAAGATGGCATCATCTGAGATGTCTTGTTGCTGGTAAACCAATGCCCACGTGGAAGCATCCATAGCTTGGCGTTCATTGTAAAGGTTACGACCATTCCACCTTGGGTATAGTCCGTCCTCATTAAGATCTGATTCTTCTTGCCCATCAAAGGGAGCATCGGATGCTGGCCAGAGAGTTTCCCACTTGTCAGGGTCTTCGTCCGTTGTCAGCAGGGCTGGCATAGCTAGATATTTCCAAGGGACGAGTCCACCTGGATATCTGTCTGGGTTACGCAGTTCACGGTATAGGTCAACTGCAGCCACACGGGTACCAATAATGATAAGTTTACCAGTAGGGTTCAGACGAGAACGTACGTCCTGTGTCAGCCACTTGATCTGGCGTTCAAACTCATTGGCGTTCTTGAGAGTAACCGCATCGTCTACAATAATCATATCGGCACGCTTGCCGTAGATCTGACCGCCGATACCTACAGCTTCGATGTTTGGGTCTTTTTCAGATGACTCACGAAGCTCATCACCAAAGGTGATACGGGTAGCCTGCCAGGAGGCGGACTTAGAGTTAAACCCTACGCCAGCAGCATAAGCATTTTGAAGGTTCTCATACATAGGGTGAGTCAAACGCTGCTTGATGGCGTAGAGAAAGTCGGCGGCAAGTTGCTGAGTCTGAGAGACAATCAGCACACGAAAGTTAGGGTTGCGAGCTACCTGCCAAGTTACATAATCTACCGTGATGGTAATTGACTTGGCGTGGTTTGGCGGGATATTAATAAGGATACGGTTGTTGGCTAGCCCTGGCTCAAACTTCATCGAAGGGTGTAACCAGGAAGGCTCAACGCCTTCGATCATATCTACCAGGTTTTGCTGGTGAGGGAAGGTACGAGAGTTAAGAAAGCGTTGGCGGAACTCGGCAAATGAGATGTCGTGGACATCGCCTGCGGCGAATTGCTTGTCTTTGAGACCGAGGCGTGTTCGGTCAATCTTGTCTGTAAAGATCTTGTCGGTACGTCGGTAGTACTCGTATGTCTTCATAGACTTGCCTGCCGATAGGCAGGCTTGTTCAATGGTCATACCCTCAGCTACACATCCTAAGATGATTCGCTTTGCTATATCTGCTGAGTTCTCAGCCATTAGATTCCATTCTAGATCATTGGGTTATAGGTAGACTACACCCAACTAAAAGTCGTGCTTGGCACGACGTGCCGTACGCTAAACTCCCGAGCAAGCCACAGCGTAGCGAGGGGTAAGTCAGTACTCGTCCTAGGGACTCGCGTAGGGTAACCGTAGCGAGTCGGTACGGGGCTATCACAATTACCGCCCCTACTGTATATAAGGCAGGAAAAAAAGTTCATTTCCTGCCTATGGTATAAAGTATTTACAGAATGTGACTAACGTCACTATAAATACGGTACAAACTAGGACATTAATAAGTGATCTGGTTCACTTTAGGAAATATATCTGTAGTGGGTACATACTATACACACGCACTAAACTTAACACCGTAGGGTCTGCTCACCGCAGCGGCGGCCGCTGCCGCAGCTTGTGTTGCTGCTGCCAGTTGTACCATACCGTATAGCTTCTCCCGCTGGGTAGGCTACAGCTGCGGCGGGCTCTCTCTCGTATATATTCTCTCCATTGTTATTTAATATTCCTTAAAGCTGGCCAGCTGTCTCAGCTGTTAGCAGCTCGCGGCCTATCCTCGCGGCCAGCTCGCGCAGCTTCTCAGCTCGCGGCCAGCTGTTGCAGCTGCGGCCAGCTGTCAGCTGTCAGCTCTTCCCGCTGTAATTCTCACAGTTTATTCTCAGGATCTTGTTATCAAATCGTTACCATAAATAGCTATTTATAGCTTGACACGCTCATTACGGTAGCGTACTTTAAGCATATCAGCTAAAGCAGCTGGGAGAATAAAGAAGCTATAAGGAAGAGGATACAGTGAACAGCTTAGAGATTACAGAAACACTAGATTATTATCTAGAGCTATTCAACAGCGGGAAGCTCAGCGGCCTACAGCTTGCAGACTTAACCCTAAAGCTTATCGAGAAGGAAGGAAAGTAGAATGAAGAAGAAGCATTGCATCAATGGCCAGCACCCAATATGCACCAGCTCGGACAGTAAGCTCGCTGAGTGTGTCTGCTGGTGTGCTGAGTGTAAAGAGTACCAGCGAGCAGCAGCTCGCGCCTATCTAGGAAAGGAAGCTAAGTAATGAAGCTATTAATGCCACTTATCGCAGCTGTTGCACTAGCTGCAGCTCTAAGCGCAGAATTCGCGCAAGGTATCTACAACATATTTATTGGATAGGGGAAAGAGAATGGAAGCTTTCAAGCTGCAGACCAGAGCCCGCTGCGTAGAGTGTAGCCGCGTATTTAATCTACTAAATGAAGAAGAAGCGGGAGAGTATTACTATGGCCACGATTGCGAGTAGCTGCGAAGATTGCGGCAGCGTTACAGCTGTAAAGCTAGAGCCCTACGGTAGCAGCTTCCTAGCTGCGATTAGCTGCCCTAGCTGCGGCGATAGCTACGACACTAACCTAGACCCAGCAGACATAGAAGCACTACGCTAGAGCTTGACTAGCTGCCAGCTCGCAAGAGCTGGCCGCTGGCCTAGGGCTAGCCTAGGAAAAGATCCTTGGAAGGGATAAGAATATGAGCACTACACTAGAAGCAACAGTAACAGTAAAGAAGGAATGGGAGAGCTTCCCATTTACTTACCTAGGAAGAAGCTATAACAGCAAGGTAAGCACTAATGGCCGCCACTATGCAGCTATTAAGAGACTACCCGCTGACGTGTTCGCAACTATGAACACTGGCGCACTACGCGATATCTCCACAATTACCGCAGCTTCAACAGTAGAAGAGATTACAGCTGAGCTTGAACGCTTGAACGCTGGCAGCAGCTGGGCAGTGCTAGAGCTGGCGGGAGAGTAAGCATATGAGAAGCAAAGAAGAGAAGGCCGCATTTATCCGCTCACTAGCTGACGCGGTAGAGATTATGGAAGAGCGCGGCACTATCGTACCTACTACGCTGCTAGAAGATTACAGCGTAAGGAATGGCCTACTTATCCTATGGCAGAAGCCTAAAGCTACTAAATGCGCTGGCTTCCACGATTGGAAGAGCGCAGGGAGAAGCGTAAAGAAGGGAAGCACTGGCGCAGCTATTCTCGTACCTACTGGCAGCTATACCACTGGAGAAGGGGAAGAGAAGCTACGCTTCAGCTGGCGTTACGTGTTCGATATCTCAGACACTGAAGAGCTGGGAGAGAATGCGCCACGCCTAGCGCGGGAAGTAGCTTAGATCTTGACTATTGCCTACGGTAGCTATACCGTAGGCAGTGGCCTAGGGCTAAGCACTAGGAATAACCTACCTTGGAAGGGGTAATAGAATGGCAGGGAAAGAGAAGAGCTATATCCGCCTAGTAGATATTGAGACTGGCGAAGAAGTAGCAGCGGCAGTAATGACAGAGACAGCAGCGAGAAGGATCGCTAAGCTGTATATGGCTTACGGTATCTATACAAAGGCGGTAGCGTAATGGAAGCAACGAAGCTAGAAGAATTCAGACCTTGCGATATCTCGCAGACTATCGAACAGCTGGGAATGAGTAATCTATTCGCCATAAGTGGCGGGAGAGTAATCAAGCGCAGCACTGGTATCACTTTACCTATTAGCAACGGTTACAGCTTGACTATTGACCTCGCTTGGAATGATACCTATACCGTACGCAGACTATTTACTAGAAGCGGGAAGACATCTATCAAAGGTGAGCTCACTGGCGTATATTGTGAAGACCTTGGAGATGTGGCCTACTATGGCAGCTGCTTCAGGTCACACCCAGATTGGGGAAATCAAGTCTGGCAGGATACAGTAAACGGGAAGGAAGAGGAATGATTACGAGAAGAGGAAAGAGAGTAAGAGCCCTAGCGATAGGGCTTCTACTAGCTGCAGCATTCTACGCTTCAGGGCATATCAACTGGACAGGGGAGAGCTGGTGCTGGGGAACGATTACTGAGTGCTACTTTCCAGAAGGGCAGGGGAAGTAATGCCGCAGACATCAGCTCACTTAATGGATATTGTGGTGCATAATCTAGCTACCAACCCAACAGAGAAGGAAGTGCGAGACAGTATCTTCCTATTAGAGAGAGCGTTACAGCTCATAGAAGTAGAACGATATGAAGAAGCTATCAAAGAAGAAGGGAAGGAAGAGGAATGAAGGTAAGAGACCTAGTTAATCAATTACAGATGAGCTACCTACCAGATGACGAGCTGCTTGTAGCGTACTGGGATAAAGAGTTCGCCGAGACAGCTTTCGACAGTGAAGAAGGGGTAGTGGTGAGTGATGAGTTATGGGCTGAAGCTATAAAGAACGCTGAGAAGGCTGAGTTTTGGCAGAGCTGCGGTTCAGAAGAGATTAGCGATCAAGTTAGACAGCTACTGAGAGAAGGGTGGGAGAAGTGAAGGATAGATACCTAGTAACGCTAGAGATTGAGACATATGACGGTGACCATAAAGCTTGGGATTGGGGAGTTAAAGCACTGAGAGAAGCTAAAGTTACAAAAATAATCAGCAGCGATTTCAAAGGTCGCGTACTATTTGAAGAGGGGAAGGGAGAGTAATGGATAAGTGCAGATTTTGTGGGCTAAGAGGGTTGGTATTATCTACAGTGAATGCAGATTATGTTTGCGAACATTGTGGAGAATGGCAGGAAGCGGTACTCAATAGCGGATGGGAGATAGTAGCGTAATGAATAAAGAATACTGGCAAGCTAAGGCCGATCTATGTCGTGACCTTGCACTGATACAGATACAAGAGGAAGAGACGGAGAAGGAAGCAGGAATGAACCTAATGAGAATGACCTATGCACTATCAATGATTGATACATATTCAGAAGAGAAGGGTGAGTGATGACAGAAGAGAATACTACCCACGTTATTACAGTGGTGATACAGGCAGGAAAGAAGCGCAACAAGGTAGAGCTATTCGATTTCAGCGGGGAAGAACCCACGCTATTAGCTGCGGGAGAAGCAAGCAACTGGCGAACAGCACTGGGAGAAGCACTATCAAAGATCTCGCTGTCATCAGAGACACCAGAGAAAACCATCAACGATATAGTCAAAGAGAATACAGAAGGGCAGGGGGAGAATGAGTGAAGTGATTGCATTCCACCCTCGCGTATCTCCACTGATTAATCTATATGAAGTGGTTGATGAGAAGGGAGTGGCGATCTGGGGTGGCAACAGTGCCAACGAAGCTATCGAATATCTAAGGCGCAGCCCTATTAATTGCAGGCTTCTAGTCTCAGGCTGGGATAGTGATGAAGAAGATGCT